TAGATATGCACCACCAGCTATGATGACGCAGGTCATGAATAGTGTTACAGAATTTATATTAGTATTCGATAACGATTATCCTATTAGTAGAAAGTATAGAACAGGTAGATTTGATAGAGGTACACTAGATAATATCTGGAGAGTTAAAAGGTCTAGTAAAAGTTTCGATGGTAACAAAGCTACGTTTCCAGAGGAGCTAGTAGAAAAAATAATTTTAAACTTTACAGATGAAGGTGATGTAGTGTATGACCCTTTCAGTGGCACAGGTACTACAGGAGTAGTAGCAAACAGATTAGGAAGAGAGTTTATAGGTAGTGAAATAAATAAAGAGCTTGTAGATATCTCAAAGAAAAGGATTAGAGATGATTGATATAGTAGAACTAACAGACAAAGAAGTTTTAATAATAATACTATTGACAATACCATTTATTGTATTATATTTATCAGGCAAAAGATGAGACATATCATTATACGACTGTTTTTTAGGAGATTAAAATGATTGAAAACCTCACCTACAGAAAGCTAATTCGTAACCTACTCTTTAGTTATTATGATGCCGATGATAAGACACTGGATAAAAATGTTAGAGTAGAGTTGCCAGATGGTAAAATATATGATATTATATATATGTACCCACTTGGTGAAGAAGGTAACAAGAATGTTATTTTAAAAATAGACGAGGGTAAGGAAGATGAGTATTAATTACAAGAGCTACGAAGATATACCTGATACAGATAAAGATTATATCTTAACAGTATCTAATGTAAACTCTATAACTGAGGTTAGTCTTAAAGATATAAATAGTTTTTTAGATATGGTAAACAACTACAGTGTAGATAATAACTAAGAGGAAAACTAATGCCTGTCTTAATGGAAGTAAATAAAATTAGTGGTAGTCCCACTCTAATTATGAAGGATGGCTATAAATCATTAGACCATTCTGAAAAATTACAATGTCTTGTTTCTATAAGAACTGCTCTTGAAAAAGAGATAGCTTTTACTGAAAGAGAATTAGGTGAATTTGTTAAGAAGCGTAAGTTTGTATAAGGATTAGTGCAATGAAAAAAGATTTTTTTGAGTGGCTATTTAAAGCATTGAAGATTGATGTTAACAATACTTCCAAAAGTGGATGGAAGAGCAGCAGAATTAGATTGAAAAATGTTAATCGCTATACAAGGGCTGGTAAGAATGGTAAAATTATTATCTGTCCTGTGTGTGGTGAGCCAGAAGTAGTATATCACTTCTCATGGGCAGCAATGACATGTCCATCTTGTAATACAAGTTCTAATAAAAATAATTGGTTGGTTGGTGTCTGATGTTTGTAATTGTTCAAGATATTATTAAGAAAGCACATAAAGATTTAGAAGATTTTGAATGCTTTGATATCTTGACAACACCCACTGGCTTTCCTATGAAGTTTGAAACAGAAGTAGAAGCAATTAAATTTCTGGATGATTTAGGCGTTGATATGCCAGCAGGATCAGACCAAGGGGAGATTAGAATTGACAGACTCCATTAGCGAATACAATGCTATAGTTTCTCAGTTACATAAAAATGTAAGCACTCTCAAGGTGCAACTAAAACGACATGAAGAAACAATTAAAAAACTTAGAGAGGAACTATCAAAGGCGAAGCAAGAGAATGGCATTGTCAATGGTAATGCGTGGGTAGAATTAGATGACAGCAGAAATAATTAATTTTTATTCTTATTGGAAAGATCGACAAGAAAAGCTAAGAAGATCAATGGGTTATCCTGCTGACCTTTGGTACATGATGTTAGATAATGGGTACGATCCATTAAGTAAAGATGATGTACTACAATTTATAGATGACTTAGAAGATAATGTGATACTCTATGAGTAAAAATCTGTGGCAACAAGATAGACAATCTCTCTTTAGAAATCTTATACGTGAGTATAAGGAAGAGGGATATAGTATTAAAGAAGCTAGGCAACTAGCTAAATGTGATATTAACGAGATCATGGAGGATAAGGAAGACTTTGTAAATAATTTATGGAAAGAAACTTTTGAAGATGTATGACATATGGTACAAAGATAATATCGTTATAAGTTTTAAAACAAAGCGTGAAGCTAAGTTAGAGCTTGATGATAGACGCAACCTGTGTTATATATTGGGAGTTAAACCTTCTGTCGCATACTCTATTAGGAAAGGGAAGCGCAATGCAACTAGAAGAAAAGGGATACAAAGGCCCGTGTCCTGAATGTGGATCATCAGACGCTAAACATTTTTACCCTGATGGTCAAACCCATTGTTATAAGTGTGATCATCACACATTTCCAAAGGAAAATAAAATGTCAACTATACCAGTAGTTAATAATTCAACTCCATTTAAAATTGTTACAGTTAAAGATGGTGAGTATAACGATATTCCTGATCGTAAACTTACTAAGGATACTACCAAGAAATATAAAACCATGATCAAGAAGAAAGGATCAATGGTTACGCAACACATCTATCAGTACTTTGATAAGAATGGCAATCACATTTCCAATAAAGTTCGTGATACATTAAATAAAAAATTCTGGTCTGAAGGACCAATGACCTCTGCTGGTTTGTTTGGTGAACACATCTTCACGCAAAAGGGCAAGTACATTACTGTATGTGAGGGTGAAGTCGATGCCATGAGTGCCTATCAAATGATGGGTTCCAAATGGCCTGTCGTATCTCTCAAGAATGGGGCAGCGTCAGCAGCATCCAACTGTAAGCAGTCCTTTGAATATCTAAATCAGTTTGATAGTGTTGTCTTATGTTTTGATAATGACAAAGCTGGTAGGCAAGCCGCTGATGATGTAGCTGCTATCTTTGAACCCAACAAATGTAGGATCATGTCATTGGATTTAAAGGATGCCAATGAGTACCTCAAGGTTGGAAAGTCAGAAGAGTTTATTAAGATGTGGTGGGCAGCTAAACCATTTACCCCTGCTGGTATTATTAATCTTAATGATTTAGGAGATAGTCTTTATGAGGAAAGTTATTGTGATACTTGTCTTTATCCTTGGTCTGGCCTTAATGAAAAAACTTATGGGATGAGAACTGGTGAGCTTGTTACCTTTACTAGTGGTGCTGGTATGGGTAAGTCAAGCATCATGCGTGAACTCATGCACCACCTCATGATGAATACCAAAGATAACATTGGTGTTTTGGCAATGGAAGAGAGTGTACGCAACACAGCCTTCAACATCATGAGTGTCGAGGCTAACGCTAGGCTTTATATCAAAGAGGTGCGTGACCAATTCACAATGGATCAATTAAGGGGCTTTCAAGCCAAGACAATAGATAGTGGCAGGTTCTTTGCCTTTGATCACTTTGGTTCTATTTCCAATGAAGAAATATTATCTCGCGTCAGGTACATGGCAAAGGCTTTAGGATGTAAGTGGGTGATACTTGATCACCTCTCTATTTTAGTATCAGGTCAAGAGGATATGGGTGATGAACGTAAGTCTATTGATATTCTAATGACCAAGCTACGATCTTTGGTAGAGGAAACAGGTATTGGCTTGTTACTTGTGAGCCACCTACGAAGGCCAAGTGGTGATCGTGGTCATGAGGATGGGCGTGAGGTATCCCTTTCGCATCTACGTGGCTCTGCCTCTATTGCCCATCTAAGTGATGGTGTACTTGCTTTGGAGCGCAACCAGCAAGCTGATGATGAAACCGAAGCCAACACCACAACCCTACGTATTCTAAAGAACAGGTACACTGGTGAAACAGGTGTCGCTTGCTACTTGCATTACAATAAAGAAACTGGTAGAATGACTGAGATTAATAATCCTTTTGTGGAGAATGAACAATGAGTAAAGCTTGGAAAGTATATAGTCCTAAATTAAATAAATTTTATCGAAATAAAAATATGCAAGGACTTATTTGGGAAAGAAAAAGTGCTGCTAAAAGATGCAGAACAAGATTTATAAATGAATATAATCTTCCTAACGATGCTTTAGAAATTATTGAATATGATCTATCTGAAACCAGAAGATATAAACACGATCAAATGAACGAGCTATAAAGGAGAATGAGTAATGGCTGAAGCGCAGTATAAGAACCCTCGTTATTGGATGGGGGGAGATCGTGGTTTAATTACAGAAAATGATTTTGTAAAAGAAGCTGAGAAGAGAAATTATGAAGTAATTAAATCAAGTAAAAGAGATGATATGTATAAGCATATAGATTTCTATCTCAAGAAAAATGGTAAATCTTTTTCAGTAGATGTGAAAGCACGTAAGAAAACTTCTCGCTCAGATAAATCTTTCGATGATGAATATACATGGGTAGAATTTAAAAATGTAGCAGGTGGTGCAGGGTGGTTGTATGGTGAAGCAAACTACATTGTCTTTGAAAGAGAGAAGGAATTTATCTTCATTGATAGAAAAGAACTTTTAAAGTTCTGCCTTGACTCTGTAGAAGATGAACACGTTAGACACGCATCTAAAGCTATTTATAAAAAATACCAGAGGCTTGACAGAAAAGATGTTATCAGTAGAATTAAATTAGATGATGCGATTAAACAAAATTATTTTACTTATCCTAATTTAAGTTGGGAAAAATCCAATGGTGGAAGCAGTAATTGATATTGAAACAGATGGTCTTAATGCAACAAAGATATATTGTATTGTAGCGAGGTGTTATAAAACAAATAAAGTTGAGTCGTGGGTAGGGCAGGAGTGTAAAGACTTTGGGGTATGGTCTAATCAAATTGATACCTTTATTATGCACAATGGTATTAGCTTTGATGCTCCTGTCCTAAACCGTTTAACTGGTTCTAATATAAAATTAGATCAAGTGCGTGACACATTAATTGAATCTCAGTTATACAATCCTATTAGAGATGGTGGTCACTCTCTTGAAGCTTGGGGTAAGACCCTTGGCTTTGAGAAGGGCGACTTCCATGACTTCTCAGAGTACTCTCCTGAGATGCTGGAGTATTGTAAACGTGATACAGAAGTCACACGTCTTGTGGCACAGGAGCTAGAGAAAGAAGGTAAAGATTTTAGTTGTAAGTCTTATGAGTTAGAGCGTAAGGTACGTGCAATTATAGACAAGCAACAGAATAATGGCTTTTCCTTTAATGTTATGGAAGGTACAATTCTACTGGCACAATTACAGGATGAGTTATTTGAACTGCAGCGTAAAGCAGAAGAAGAGTTTGAACCAACTATAGTAGAGCTAAAGACAAAGACAAAGGAGATACCATTCAACATTGGAAGTCGCCAGCAAATAGCTGACAGACTAAAGAAACGTGGGTGGAAACCAACGCAGTATACTGATAAGGGTAATGTTATTATTAACGAAGCAGTCTTATCAAAAATTAAAATGCCAGAGGCAGAGATGTTTAACAGGTACTTCCTGTTGCAGAAACGCACTGGCTTATTAAAGTCTTGGATATCAGAATGCCAAGAAGACAATCGTGTACGTGGTAAAGTAATGACGCTACGTACCATAACAGGAAGGATGGCACATGCAGTACCTAATATGGCACAAGTTCCCTCTATCTCTAGTCCTTACGGCAGAGAATGCAGGAGCCTATGGACAGTGGATGATCAATCTAAATTTCGTTTGGTAGGTGTAGATGCCAGTGGTCTTGAATTAAGATGCTTGGCTCACTACATGGATAGCCCTGAGTATACGAACATTGTATTAACAGGTGATGTACATACAGTTAATCAAAGAGCCGCTGGCTTGAGGACCAGAGATCAGGCAAAGACTTTTATCTATGCCTTTCTCTATGGTGCAGGGGCAGCTAAGATTGGTAAGATTGTTGGTAAAGGAGCAGGGGCAGGACAAAAACTTATTCAAAACTTTTTAGATCAAATACCACCATTAAAAAAACTAAGAGAGAATGTATCAAGATGGTCTAAGAGTGGTAAGATAAAAGCACTGGATGGTAGGTTATTACATATTAGGTCAGAACATGCTGCATTAAACACTTTACTTCAGGGTGCTGGTGCTATAATATGTAAGCAATGGTTGGTACATATTACAGAGAAGGTCAACAAAGCTGGATTAAATGCTAAGTTAGTTGCTTCAATACATGATGAGTACCAGTTTGAAGTAGCTATACCTGACATAGAAAGATTTTGTAGATTAACAAAGGAGGCAATGACACAGACACAGAAAACACTTAAAGTTAAATGTGAGCTTGACTGTGATTACAAAGTAGGTAAGACATGGGCAGACACACATTAGTAGTTGACAAGGCAAATCAGTTCGTGTATACTGATCTTGTTTCGCGTGGTTAAACTTTTTATCAACAGCTACGATAGTGTAGCACTAAACACAGGAGAAAAATAGTAATGGCTATTACACCTTTATACCTAACTGGTAAATGTTATTGGGCTTCAGTCGTTGAGCCTAATAGCACTTTTGAACCTGCATGGCAGCTTGATCTTTGCCTTGACTCTGATACCAAAGCAATGGTTGAAGACGCTGGTTTAAATGTGCGTAATAAAGACGATGAGCGTGGTGAGTTTGTCACGTTAAAGCGTAAGGTGCAGGGCAAGAATGGCCCTCGTCAAGCACCTACTGTAGTAGATTCCCAAAACAATTCTTGGGATAATAAACTCATTGGAAATGGCAGCGTAGTAACTGTTAAAGCCCTTCCCTATGAGTGGAACTATGCAGGTAAAGCAGGTAAGTCTGCTGATCTTGCAGCAGTTCAAGTTGTTGAGTTGGTTGAGTATGGGGATAAAGACTTTGATGTTGTTGAAGGTGGTTATGTTAATCAAGCAACCACTGAGATGTCAGATGATATCCCATTTGGTAACTAAGTGAGTATGGGGTGCTGCATTAGGGTTAGTGTAGCACCCCTATTTTTATTATGAAAAAAATTGAAACACTAGTAGAAGATATCTATGATCTTTTTAATCTTACTCCTATAGAGAGAGATGAGAAAGAAGTAGATGAACTCATAGATAAGTTTGGCGATATGCTTAAAGTTCATATCAAAGAATTTATGTATAGCAAACCAAGAGAAGGTCATTTAAGATTGTCTGGTATTGGTAAACCAAACAGGCAGTTGTGGTATGATGTTAATACAAAAACAACTGAAGAGAGTTTACCCCCAAGCACGAGGATTAAATTTCTCTATGGTTATATATTGGAAGAATTACTTTTACTCTGCGCTGAAGTTGCTGGTCATACAGTCGAAGCGCAACAGAAAGAAGTATCAGTAGAAGGAGTATTAGGACATCAGGATGCAATTATTGATGGGGTTTTGGTTGATTGTAAGTCTGCTTCTGGTAGAAGCTTTGACAAGTTCGCTTCTCATAACATAGCAGAGGATGATCCCTTTGGTTACATAGCACAGATATCTGCTTATGCTCAAGCTAATGGCATAGATAAAGCAGCTTTCCTTGCTATAGATAAATCTACAGGTAAGATTTGCTTAACACCTGTTCACTCAATGGAGATGATAAATGCTGGTGAGAGGGTTAAGAAAATTAAAAAGATTGTGGCAGGAGATACTATACCTGATAGGTGTTATGATGCTGTACCTGATGGGAAGTCTGGTAATTATAAGCTTCCTATTGGTTGTGTTTATTGTAGACACAAGGAGTTGTGTTGGTCTGATGCTAACCAAGGCCAAGGTGTTCGTACATTCAAGTACGCAAATGGTAAAAGATATCTGGTGCAAATCGCTAAGATGCCTGAAGTTGAGGAACTAACTTATTAGATGCACTGGAAGTATCGTAAGAAGCCTGATCCTAACAGTCACTTTGGTTTTGTATATCTTATAACCAATAAGAAAACAGGTAAGTCTTATGTAGGATGCAAGCAGTATTGGCATCCAGTGAAGAGAAAGAAAGGTAGTTCCAAAGCAACCAAGAGAGAATCCAATTGGGCTATCTACATGGGTTCCTCTAAGTTGCTGTTGGAAGATATCAAGAAGCTAGGTAAAAGAAGTTTTAAGTTTGAGATAATAGCAGAGTTTAAAAACAAAAGAAGCCTGAAGTACTATGAGCTATACTACCAGATGAAGTATAATGTTTTGTCTTCTACCTTAGAAGGTACAGACGAGCCAGCATACTATAATAACTATGTAGGTGGTAAGTTTTATAGGCCAGTACAAGAGTTTGAGAATGAACCAAAAAGATTTCGATAATATATTAGATATACATTTAGATTCACAGAAATATCCAGATAGAGTTTTGTTTGTATCGGTTGTACTTCAAGCGTTATTGGATGCAACAAAACCAAAAAACAATGTAGAGTCCACTAGCATAACAATGTTAAGAGAAGAAGCTACCTCTTGGTTCTTTGCATCTATTGGAGTTACAAGTCAGAACTTTGAATTTATATGTGACTATGCTGGATTGGAACCTAAGAAAGTTAAAGATTTTGCAGCCTATGTTATTAACTCTAAAAATACAAAAGAAATTAGAAGTAAGTTAGATAAAATCCTCAAAAGAAAGTAGGAGATTTATTATGGAGTCCAGAGATAACTATATACTTAGAAGATTAAAGGAAGATAGAGAACAGGTTGAAGTCGTAGAGAAAGAAGCACTTGACAAACAGGTAGGTGGTAGCCATTATAAAGATTGTGCCATACAACCTGTGGAGTATATATATTCCAACGGTCTTGACTTCTTGGAAGGCAACGTGGTTAAATACATCACACGCCACAGAACAAAAGGTGATGGTGAAGAAGACATACGCAAAGTAATACACTACGCACAAATGATATTGGAAATGGTATATAAAAAAGGAGAATAATATATGTCTCAGATGACCCATCTTGGGATCACAATTAACCCTGCAAGAGACAATTTATTTGATGAATTAGGAATAGCTAGGTTAAAAGAATCTTACATGTTAGACAACGAACTCTCTCCACAAGAGAGGTTTGCCTATGTATCTAAAACATTTTCTTCAAACAACGAACACGCTCAAAGGTTATATGAATACTCTTCTAAACATTGGCTGTCGTATTCTACTCCAATCTTATCCTATGGCAGGTCAAAGCGTGGCTTACCTATCTCTTGTTATCTTAACTACATTGAAGATACAGCAGAAGGTTTAGTTAATAATCTATCAGAGACTAACTGGCTATCTATGTATGGTGGTGGAGTTGGTATTGGGTTTGGTATTCGTTCTGCAGATGAGAAGTCTACAGGCATGATGCCACATCTCAAGATGTATGATGCGTCTAGCTTGGCATACAGGCAGGGTAAAACTCGCAGGGGTAGCTATGCTGCTTATCTTGACATTGACCATCCTGATATTCTTTTGTTCTTGGAGATGCGTAAGCCAACTGGTGATCAAAACTTTAGATGCCTTAACCTACATCATGGTATTAATGTCAGTCATAAGTTTATGAAACTTATTGAAGAGTGTATGACTGACCCCAACATAGATGATACATGGCATCTCAAAGACCCACATACAAAAGAAGTTAAGGAGACTATATCAGCCAGAGATATGTGGCAACGTATCTTGGAGATGCGTATGCAAACAGGAGAGCCTTACCTACACTTCATTGATACATCCAATGAGAAGCTACCTGTATGGCTCAAGCAAATAGGCTTGGAGATTAATCAATCTAATCTATGTTCAGAGATTATACTACCAACAAATAAAGATCGTACTGCTGTATGCTGTCTCTCATCTCTTAACCTTGAGTACTTTGATGAGTGGTCAAAAGAAAAAGGTTTTCTCAAAGATGTATTGGAGATGCTAGACAATGTATTAACAATGTTTATTAATGAAGCACCTGATAGTATTGAACGTGCAAGATATTCTGCCATGCGTGAGCGTAGCGTTGGTGTTGGTGCATTAGGGTTTCACGCTTACCTTCAAAAGAAAGGTGTGCCTTTTGAAACTGCAGTAGCCAAGTCCAGTAACATAAGAATGTTTAAACATATTAAAGCAGGTCTTGATTTAGCTAATCGTGAGCTTGGTTCTGAAAGAGGTGAAGCACCTGATGCTCATGGTACTGGACTTAGGTGTAGTCATGTCATGGCTATTGCACCCAATGCTTCTTCTTCTATTATCATGGGTAATACCTCTCCATCTATTGAACCTTGGAGAGCCAATGCCTACAGGCAAGATACCCTGAGTGGTGCCTTTCTAAACAAGAATAAGTTCTTGGATAAACTTATAGAAAAGAAATGCCAAGACAATGAGAACCTTAACTATGACCGTATATGGTCTTCTATTATAGCCAATGATGGTTCAGTACAACACCTAAGATGTCTAACAGATGAAGAAAAAGATTTATATAAAACAGCTATGGAGATTGATCAAAGGTGGGTGATTGAACATGCTGCTGACAGGCAAGAATATATTGACCAATCACAATCACTCAATGTATTCTTCAGGCCAGATGCAAACATAACTTATCTACATGCTGTGCATTTCCTAGCATGGAAGAAAGGAGTAAAGACTATGTATTACTGTCGCTCTGAAAAGATTGGTAAGGCTGATAAGGTATCACGTAAGATTGAACGTGAGATTATCAAGGAGATTGATATTGAATCTCTTGCCTCTGGTGAAGAGTGTTTAGCTTGTGAGGGTTAGTATGATTTATAAATGGTATTGTCATCTAAGGAGTAAAGGCTATGGAATTTTTACTAGCATAACTTGTGCTATGTGGAACAGCCACTATACTTTTGATCATGAAGAAGGTATACCAAGACAGTGGAAAGACAACAGAGGAAAGAGACCATACTATGACCAGTAAGTTAAAGCTACAAGATAAACGTAATTACTTTAAGCCCTTTCATTATCCTTGGGCCTATGACCTATGGCTAAAGCATGAGCAATCACACTGGTTGCATACTGAAGTACCTATGATTGAAGACATCAAAGATTGGAAGAACAACCTATCTACAGAGGAGAAGTATTTTCTTACCAACATCTTCAGGTTCTTTACGCAGTCTGACATTGATGTAGCTGGTGGGTATATAGACAACTACCTGCCTAACTTTCCACAACCTGAAGTACGCATGATGCTATCAGGGTTTGCTGCTAGGGAAGCACTACACATTGCAGCTTACTCGCACCTGATAGAATCTTTGGGTATGCCTGATACTACATACAATGAGTTCTTGGAATACGATGCCATGCGTGAGAAGCATGAATACTTCATGTCTAATGTGGACAACAAGAAGATATCCTTGCCAATAAAGATTGCTGCTATCTCTGCATTTACAGAAGGACTTGCTCTCTTCTCCAGCTTTATAATGCTTCTTAACTTTCCTCGACATGGTAAGATGAAGGGCATGGGGCAGATCGTTACATGGTCTATAGTAGATGAGACACAACACGCAGAGGGTATGATTAAATTATTCAGAACCTACATCGAAGAGAATATGAAAGAATGGAATGATGAAACCAAGTCAGCTATCTATAGCATAGCAGAGACTATGGTTGACCTAGAAGATAAGTTTGTTGACCTGTCATTTAAGATGGGTAAGGTTGAAGGACTGCGTGATACTGAAGTAAAGGAGTACATCAGGTATATTGCAGACCGTAGGCTTATTTCTATGGGAATGAAGGGCATCTTCAAGGTCAAACGTAATCCATTACCTTGGGTAGAGACTATGATTAATGCACCTACGCATACTAACTTCTTTGAGAACCACTCCACTGACTATGCCAAGGGTGCATTGACAGGTAGCTGGTCAGAAGTATGGGCAGAAAGTGCTTGACAAAAAATTAAATGTAGAGTATAATTATAAAATGACTGACCTTTATTTAGATACAGAACAAAATACATTGGAAAGTAAAATGAATTACATGAACTTTCTTTTACATGAAATAAGAATATTGAGGGAAAGAATACAACCCCATGATACAGGGCATATTCATACAACAATTAATACCTTAGAACAAAGGGTGAACGAGATACAAAGAGAAATGATATCAGAGAGAGATAGATGAAGAAATCCCCAAACACAGTTTACATAGGCTATGACCCAAAGGAAGACGTAGCCTATGAGGTTTTAAAGTTTACGATTGAAAGAATAGCTGTAGATAATGTACGTATTGTCCCTATCAAGCGTGATGTACTTAGACGCATGGGCATGTACACAAGAACATACAGCACAGTCAATGGTCAAATGATTGACACTGTTGATGCTAAACCTTTTTCCAGTGAGTTTAGTTTTACTCGCTTTCTAGTGCCAGCCATGAATATGTATGAGGGTTGGGCATTATATATGGACTGTGATATGTATCTCAGAACAGATATCAATGAACTGTTTGAAGAATATAACACAGATTATTATCCATTGTATTGCGTCAAGCATGACTACGCACCTGGTGATGGTTATAAGATGGATGGACGTAAGCAAGAGAACTACCGTAGAAAGAACTGGTCTAGTCTCATGCTCTTTAACTGTGGTCATGAATTAAATAAACAACTAACACCAGATATTGTTAATACGCAAACAGGTGGTTGGCTACATGGCTTTGAATGGTTGCCTGATAAAGAAGGTGATATTGGTACGATACATCAAGAGTGGAACTGGTTAGATAATCATTCACCAAAAGATATTAAAGCCAAGAACGTACACTTTACAACAGGTGGCCCTTGGTTTAAAGAATGGAAATGTGGTAGGGATATTGATGGTATGTATGCCGCAGAGTGGAATGGAGATTACACTTACCTCGCTGGTCATGGTAAGATACAGCCTTTAGAATGGGAAAAATGAGATATAAATTTGTAACATGTTTTAATGAGGAGTATCTACAGAAGATGACTTCTCAGCTACTCAATCTTATGAGTAGTTCTTGGCAATCTTCTATTGATATTCATTGCTATTACTATGATATTGATATAACAAA